CGACCGCACGGTTTGGGTTAAAGCTGTTATAAGCGCTCTGTATCAATTCACGAATATCTGTACATGCCTGTGAAAAAATAGCCAGCATCTGACCATCTGGACTATTCTGATCGAGATTGATATCCGTGCCATAAATAGCCCGGTATTTTGCAGCAAGATCTGATTCTATCTCAGAAAGAGTTTTTACGGTTAAGCCAGTTGAATCTAAAATATCAGGCATTCGATAAACCACCCACTTCTAATGTGTCCTGATATTCCTGAGAGAATATCGTTATAATGTTATATGATGCCTTAAAGGCTCGTGTCGCCGCATTTAATTCAGTCTGGAAATCTATTATACCCCGAACACCCTGAGACTGCAAAATTATTCTTCTGATATCGTCTTCAAGAAGTTTTCTCTGGTCTTTACTGCCTAGGCGGTTATTCCAGTCGACCCCGGCACCTTCATCAAAAAAACAATCTCCTACCCAGGATAAGAGACGAGTTTTTATATTGAGAGCAATAGCGGGGGTGTCGATCTGATAATTCGCAAGGCCTTTACCAAAGGTCCAGTCACCATTTTCGTCTAAGCTTCTAAAAATCATGACCCACCCACCACTATACCATTTTCAACTGTTACACTATTAGGGAATGTTCCGGTTGCACCGTTTCCAGCAACAATTATCGGACTAGTCAAAGTTGGTCCAGCCACAACACCTGCATCGGTAACCTGAACTGATCCCGCACCAAACCTTAATTCTGCGCCACCCATAAAATAACCGGCGATGGCATTCTGCGTGTTCCGCAATCCCACAATGGCGATGCCATCACTCAGATCATGCGTTCTTACACTGGTGGGAACCTGGACACCGCCAAGCGCAAGCCAGTTATCAATTTCCCGGTCGTTAAACAAAATAATGCAAGTATCGCCCTGAACAATAGGGAATGTAAGATGTCCGGCACCGCCAGTCATGATAATAACAGGACAAGACACCAATAAAGGGCGTTCTTTTAAAGTCTGTGTGCCATCTGGATCGACATTGATAACATGCTTCAACGCAATCTGAATATCTGCAGTTTGTGTGTCTGGGTAAAATCTTTGAACAATACCGATCTGCACGCAGTTTATGTCGTGCATTATTTCGTTTTTGAATGTATTCAAAAGGTCGTTTAAGCCAGCAGGGGAAGGATTTCTATTCAACGACTTTGTATTCCCCGTAAAGCTGATTACCCATTAAAAGATTAACCTTAGTTGTGCATTGACCACCGATAGCCTCAGATATAATTCCCTGGTGGCTGATACCAATAACCTTGTACTGTCCATTATACACGGGTGCAACATTGCTTTCAAGCGATACCAATTGACCGATAATTAAGCGAGGCTCCAGCAATGTTGTCAGCTGCAAAAAAGCCTCGTCGCGACGCGGGGTTTCGAGTAGTCCGGTGCTTGGATCTATAACATCCAGATCCCCTATAATAACCTCATTATCATTTAAGTGATAAACTTTACCCATATCGATAAAGCTGCGGAGATTGGTATATTTCTTAATCTGATCCCATGAATTACCATCTAGGACAACAGGTCTTGTGATTTTTGCATCTAAACCACTAATCACGCCCTGATTGAGGTTGGGAAAACCACCTACAATAGTTTTAACGATATTACCAATTGTTGTACCGGCTTGCAGGGTTGTAAACGTCAATGTATTGGTCGTATCAAAGCCACCGTCATCGGCATTAATCATTGTTACAATATTTGATCCTTGGCGTTGAGATCCGGCTTGACGCAAAGTCCCTACAAAGATGGTTGCCAGCTCTTCATAACCAACCTCAAGAATGATAGTTCTGAAATTGGTATAATCAAACCTGTCATGCAAAATCCTGCCACGGGTAATCTCGGACAGGTTATAAATAATGATAGATGCCTGATTTAGACTTGAAAGATTGCTGCGATCGACATTGAACTGAATGGTAAAAGGCGGCTCTATTACAATCGCATTCTGACCATCATTCATCTCAATTGTTAATCGATAATGGCGTCCGAATTTCATGAGTCGAATTCTGCCTCTACTAGGTCTACATCTGTTTCGTTAAGCAAAATAAGCTTTATACGACCTGTAACGAAATCATTTAAATAGAACGGGTCTAATCCATCTGTGCTTAAACATGCCAGGCCGAAATTTATGTTTCGTCTGTAACCTCTAAGAATATTCGGACCAACAGTCAGTTGTGCGCCGTTAATCGTAACATCGCCATAAGACAGGTTAAAATACCATGATTGCTGGCTTGGCATATAAAAGATAAAAAACGAAATCCTTTGCGATTTTTCACCAATCAACGTAAAAAATTGTTTGGGGTTCTGGTCAATTGCGTCTAGGTATTTCATTGCGGGTTCACCTCTATTACCTGTAAACCATTAATATCAAGGTTTTTCGGTAAAGCAACCGGCTCCGCTGCAATTGGCTTGCTGCCCTGCGGCCACAGGTTTTCGATATCCATATTATTTACAGAAGGTCCACCAACGCCGGTTATCTGTTTATCTGTTAGTGAATTAAGGGATTTACCAGAAAAAGCACCTTTATTAACCGTTGGAGCACTTTGCAATGCCGACCTGTTTTGCGGACCGATTGCGCCGCTCGTGGTGCCGACCGGAGTCGTTCCAGCCAAGCCAGCTGACTTACTGCGATACTTAGAACTATCAAATGAAATCGTTTTTGTTTTTGCATATCTTATTTCTTTTAAGGTAATCGTAAACTCACTGATATAACGACTATCTGCGCTTTGAACAGCTGTAATGGATTCAATCGCCATGTTTGCCATGTATTCAAATGGTGTCTGGACGCTTAAGATAATCTTTTGCTCTGCCAGAGATTTAAAATACATATAAGCCGCTTGTTGCTTCTCAGTCGGCGGCGTAAGATTTTTAACCGTTGACCAGAGATCCGCAACAGAACTAATAGAAGTCGATGTAAAGTCTTTGAAAGTGGACTTTCCCTCAAAAATACTTTTAGCCTGGGCAGCACCGGCTGTAAGCTTAGGTAAGTAATTTGATAAGACTGTTAGTTTTTGCACAGCTTTTTGTATCAGCGTATTTCCCGAATCATTGGTTCGATATGATAACTCTCCGACATAATTGCTTAAGGTGACACGCTTAGGTTTAACAGCGATATGGTCCTGAATAGTGCTGTTATCTTCAGTATAATTATCTGTGATCTCCGTTGTTATGGATACAGTCGTATCACCTTCAACATCGAATACGAAGCCACCAAGACCGAATGCATTGACCGGTCTTACGATATACTGTGTAAATGACGAAATTAGACTGTTTAAATCTCCCATTATTTCATACTCCGGGCGCGCTGATCTTGTGCGGCCTGAATATAGTCCTGAATAACACTAGCAGTCTGCTGTGGGTCTTCTGCGCCATTGACAGTGATTTGTACATTGGTATCGCCAGTATTCGTGGCATTGTTATTATTTTGCAACATTCTATCGATGGCATTATTTGCATCAGGGAATAAATACTGTGGATTTGTCGGTGAAGTTTTTGAACTTCCCGAACTAAACAATCCTAAAAAATTATCGATAGGATTCATTAGCCCTGGAAATAGATATTCTGGCTTTGCCGGTTTAGCAGCTCTTTGGTTTTCACGCTCTGTTTCTAAATCAGCTTGAACACCTTTAAATTTATCAAAAAGACCCACAGTAACTTCGGCCTTAATCATCTGAATTGTTTTCCAGATATTATTTAAGATACGGTCACCCTCAGCCAACGTAGCAATATCTTTATCGGATATTACGAGAGGTCCACCGGTTTGCTCTATAAAATTAGGGTTATTATAAACCTCTTCCAAAAGGCGCAAATATTCTTTTCCTAAGCCAGTCTGGTCTAAAAGGTCAGTTGCTCTGGCTCTATCCAATCCGTGAGTGGCTTGTGCAAGTTCAGATATAAGCTGAGTCGGTGTTTTGCCATTAGGGTCGATACCAAGGATCTGCCAGGCAGAGTTATTACCCTTACCGACACTGATATCGTATAAGGATTTTCTTAACGCGGCCAATCCATTTAAAGCATTATCGAAACTAAAAGAACTGTTTGCAGCATTAGCGGCATAGGCTAATTTTTGTAATTCACTGGTCCCGATACCGGTTTGTTCAGCAACATTAGCAATCTTTGCCCCGGCTTCGGTGCTGCTGCTTACGAATCGCTCAAGACCATATAAAGCGCCAGCAATAGCGCCAGTTGTGGCAACCATATTAGCGGTTAGCCCCTGAATATCAGAATCGAAACCTTTTAAGGCACGGCTATCAACTTTAAATCCTAAGGCAACAAAGATATCACCGACACTAACTGCCATCTAACCCTCCGCCTTGTTCATTGCTATGCTCGTTTCCATATACTCATATTCGAATTTCTCAAATTCTAGAATTCGCAACACAGTCGTATAGGGTGCGCGCATAATAGCATTAGGGTCCCCACCATAATAACCTATTTTCGCCAGTTTCAAAGCAGAGAATAAAGCCTCTTCCTTGATTTCTATTTTTGGTTTTTTGTACTTGCTGTCATTGACAACAGGCTTAACAACCTTGAAACCAGCGGGACGAAAAAATCCTTTGTGTTCACCATCAAACATTCCATGACGATTGGATAATAATCCTGGCGGCATTCAGCAGGTTCAAAGGTGGCAGAGGTAATTTTCTGGCCGTTATAAGTAGAGCGAATCAGGCATTTCTTAAGGGCTTCATTAACGACCGGGCTGCTGTCAACAGCAAGAGCAACTGACATGAACTCAGCAATATTAAATTCGGAATCAAGGCTCAAACCAGCTAAATTAATATTGAACTTCTTTTTGGAAATTTCCTTATTAATAGCATTTTTCAATGCAAAAGCATCTTCCCAGTCAGCGATATTAATGACAACCTTTGCGCCCGATGGGACGGATAGATCAGCCATTATTGAAAGCTCCGTCCTGCAACAGCAAAGCGCATGTTATAAACGGAAACAGCCTGTGTGGTGTCGCCTTCAACGTTATCTTTTGATTCAACGCCTTTGTAAATAGTTCCGCCCTTTAGGACATAAACTTCGTTTACTTTATTTCCGTCACCATCACCCATGGCTTTAACAAAACTACCATTAGCAAGAACAGCACTGGCAAAATCACGGCTTTGAGCATCAAGACGGCCTTGGAGAAAACGATCATCGCCAGAACCTTTGTTCAGACGGATAACCATTTCAGCGTTGTTGCCATTAGCGTTTTCGGAAAAGATAGTATTGCCGTTTTTACCAGTTTTCATGGTAACCAGATCATTTGGAAATGTAAT